GCCAAATGGGGCAGACTGTAAATCTGTTGTCACTGACTTCGGTGGTTCGAATCCACCTTCCCCCACCAAAGCAGAGCCAGACGAACCATGCAGGTTCGCCTGGCTTTTGTTCTGCTCCGACGATCTATATGGTCAGCGATGTTTTCGTCTTGGTCTGCCCGTTCAGCCATGCTCGGAAATAAGAAAAGCGGCTACCGCACAGTTTCTCTGCTGTGTGGTAGCCGCTTCGTTTTTCGTCATAGCCATAACCTATTTCGTTATATTCTACCAAAACCCTGCGGAATTCTAAAATTGTTGTTAGAATCTACCGTAAAGGAGCATGGCTATGATTAGGATTTTACTGTCCACCCGGCTTGGCGAGCGGAGGTGGACGCAAGCTGACCTTGCGAGGGCAACAGGCATTCGACCTTCGACAATCAATGACCTGTACCACGAGATCGCTGAAAGGGTCAACCTGGAGCATCTCGACCTCATTTGTGAGGCGCTGGGGTGCGAGCTGTCAGATCTGATGATCCGGGAGGAAAACCCGGATGTCAGAGTCAAATCGCGCACCGGCGCGGATATACATAGCAAGCGTTAAGCCTGCTCCAAGGCCTCGGGCGTTCATTCGCCCGGGGCCTTTTCTTATATCTCCTCGCCGTCCTGTGTGACAAAACGGATTTCGACTGTGCAGCCGAGCGCAGCCGCCAACTCCGTGATGTCTTTTTCAGTAAAGTTCCCGCGCGTCATTTTGTTGGACAGGTTTTGCCGCGTCTGCCCTGACGCCTCAGCCAGATCGCCCATCGTTATTTTCTGCCTTTTCATGATCAGGCGAATCTTTTCGGCAACAGAGAGTCCCATACTCTCACCTCCTCACTCGTACTATACACTAAAATGTGTCGCTTGTCAAAAATTTTTTTACGATTTCCACGAAAAAATGTAAAATAACCGTTGACAAGTGACACGAATTAGTGTAATATAGTTCTTGTAAGGGAGAGGAACAAACCTCTCCGGAAAGGAGGACAGGCCGATGGACAAAGCAAAAAAAGAAGCCCTGCAAGAGCTTCTGAGGTTGCTGGCTGATAATCCCGATTTAGCCGACCGGATTACAATCACCATCAAACCTAACAGCAAACCCCAGCAGGGCGAACGCCAAGAGACCTAACCCCGGCGCGAGGGGGAGCGGAAAAGCTCCCCTCCCCCTCAGTATAAAGCGTCGAGTGTGAAAATACAAGGAGGAACGCAAGATGAAGATCAATATCACCGATGAAATCCGGCAGGAGATTTTGGATACGCTCAACAGAGATACCGCAAAGGAATACTTTGAAAAACTCCGCGACACGGAGAAGAACCCTACTCGCGGACAGGTTTACGCATACCGGAGCTGGGAGCAGAGCACGGAAGACCGAGCCGATATGTTTGAGGTCAGAGCGCTTCCATGGGGCAGTCAGATTAAGGACGGCGTGATGAAAGAATTCGTTGCTGCATTAACCGCAGCTGATATTGACGAGATTATCGTCACAGATCAGTCCACCGCGCTCATGGAAAGTGTCCACGCCTTGGTAGCCGAGGGCGCGTATCTGGAGGGCGTCGGAACTGTTACCCGCAATCCACTGCACGATCCATCAGGCCGCCGCGAGGTCAAAGGGCTGGTATTCAGATTTTGAGAAAGGAGCGCCGACAATGAAAAAGCTGATTTGTTCTACTTTCCGCGAGGGTTACGGCATCGACCAGATCCGCAGAACGATGACGGCCGGCGAGCTGATTAACTTCCTCGCCCAGTACGATGAAGATACGCCGGTCTATCTGAGTTTTGACAACGGCTACACCTACGGCGGCATTACCGAGGGCCGCTTTGAAGAAGACTATGGGGAGGAGGACTGACCATGAACAAGATCCGCCGCAAAAATTTGCAAAGCATCATCGACCAGCTGGAGGAGCTGAAAGGCAGCCTCGAAGACCTCCAGGCTGAGGAGGAAGAGTACCGCGACAATATTCCTGAGAATATGCAGGAGAGCGAACGCTATGAAAAGGCAGACGAAGCCTGCGACAACCTATCCGAAGCCGTAGATAACCTGGAGGAAGTCATCAGCAGCATCGAAGCTGCCATTGAGTGAAAGGAGAGATCATGGACGACAAGATCATCATTGACCGCATGGACGCGGAGGAATTTCTCTCCATGCTCACGGACGCCGCAATGCAGGGCGACAATGTGACCCAGTATTACAGCACCACGCAGATCATCGAGAACATCGCAAACGAGTTTAAGGATCTCTGCAAGCTGTGAAGCAGAAGCTGACCTATCGGCACGACGGGGAGAAAGGAACAGCTATGACCTATCTCGAAATCCTCGGGTGGGCTCGCAAGGGCCTACAGGCTGAAAAAGCGAACTACCGCCAAATGCAGGAAAAGGCTCTGGAGGGACAGGCGCACGACATCGCCGGTCATTGTCAGGAGCGCATCGACGAGCTGGAGGTTAGACTTGCGACCCTCGACGAGATTGAGGATTTGCACAACAGAAAGTGAGGATGCATCATGGAGAATAAATCTTGGACGGCCACTTATCGCAATCGTGACAATGGCCAGCGGATCACCGCCGCCGTATTCGCAGCAGATCAGCAGCAGGCGCAGGAAAAGGCTCGAGCCGATGGTCGGATCGACGGCCGTGATGTATGGGAAATCGAGGGCATCGAGCCACATGAGGAAACGCTGGCGCGAGTTCTCATTGCTGAGTTCAGCAAGAAGCAGCAGGGCGGGCATTTTGCCTGCCCCCGCTGCGGGAAGATGACGATGGATGCGGAGAACGTCACCCGCAACGCACTGAGCCGCAGGGCAACGGTCTATATCTGCGATGCCTGCGGCACGGTGGAGGCGCTGGAAGACATGACGGGGGATCGGCGGCCGCTGACCGCATGGGCTATCGTCTCCGCGCCGGGAAACTGGCGCATGGAGGAGGGAGGCAATGAGTGTGAAGCGTGACGACGAGCTGATGTTCTACACAGAATGCTGGCGTGAGCTGCGAAGCTTTCTATCAGAGGTCGTGCGGGACAACACGGGCGAATATCCCTTCGCGCAGGATGTCTTGAATTTGATGCGCAGTATCGAACGGAAATATGAGAGGTGCTAATATGAGCAAAGATTGGACATCGGAAGATGTGCCGAAGCTGACTTGCCCGGTTTGCGGGAAAGAGTTTCATCGGGAGGACATGCACTTCACTCGGGATTGCCACGGCATCACTTTCCGGCTGGTGTGTTTCGATTGCTATGATAAAGTCATGGGTAAAGGCTATGACGGTGCGTATTATACCGAAGCAGACGAATGTATCGAGGAGGACTATTGAGCATGAGTAAATCTTGGACGCCCGAGGAGTTGGCCGCTGCCAGTGCCGCGATGAAAGCGGAGGGCCACATGAGCTACGAGGAGTTCTGCGCCGCGCCAGTGTTGCGGCTGGAACACAGAGGCCGCGACAGCTGGGATCGCCCCATCTACGAGTGCGACGGTCGGCTCTATGTCGATGTCGACCCGCGCCGGAGCAGGCCGGCAGACATCTGCACGAAGCAGGGCAACGCCTTTGACGGCGAGCCCTGCGACCCTGTGCCGGAGGGAACGATCATTGAGTTTGTTCCAGCACGGGACACATGGGATTTTTGAAAGGAAAGCGCATCGGCCACGCGCAAGCACCTCTCTCGCCGCCGTAGGCGAGTTGCAACACCACCTTTGTGGCGTGGGAGGGTAGACGCCCACCCAAATGCGAAAAACGCTCCTGCGCCCCCGTAAACGCGAAAGCGCCGGAAAACAGAAAAAGCCCCCTCGACAGGACGGTAAAATCCTGCGAGGGGGCTTTCATTGTGTGGGCGGTATTCAGATGGCGGGGCTGTCGATGCTGCCATTGCCCTCCGTGTCTGTCCGGAAGTTGTTTGCCTTGGCCGCCTCAAAGGTGATCCCGCCACGCTTGTGGTCGGACTTCGCAAGCGAGAGGTAGCCGTTTGCTCCGGCGATGATGATCGCCTCACCAACGCCGGTGGCGGCGGTAAGCCATGCAGCGGCGGCGGTATAGCCGCTTTTGATGCACAGATACATGAGGAACAGACACTCTTGAACGATCAACAGACCGGCCAGCATCGCCAGCAGGCACACGACCTTGCTCCATTCGACCTTGCGCTTCTTCGCGGCTCTGCGCTTGCGCCTTGCCATCAGCTCAGCCCAAACTTCTGGGCGAAGCGGTAGAGGACGGTTGCGAACTGCTCGCGGGTCAGGAAGTCCTGCCACATGAAATTCGCCTCGCCGTTGGGGAGCTTGCTGCCGCCGACCAGCAGGCCGGTTTCCTCAACGAACTTCCGGCCGTCCGCGCTGAAATTGCCGCAGTCATTGTCCTGCAATTCCGCGCGGTAGGCATTCATGGCAACCTTGAACATTTCGTTGAATTTGTCCTGAGTGATCTCTGCCATATCTTCTTCCTCCTTTACGAGCGACCAGTCCGGCGTACCGTAGCCGCCGATCTGCGCGTAGTTGATCGAATAGTTTTTGTCGCGTACCATGCCGCCGTTCGGAACGACGCCGGGGGCGCTGGAGGTATTCCCTTCGATGGTATATACCCTGTCGCCGGACACCTTCTCGACGAGGCCGGTGTGATACATGGATTTCCCTCCGTCGTTGGTGAAGAAAATCTGATCCCCCGGCTGGGGGTTGCTCTTGTGGAAACGGCCGACCGCACGATAATAGCCTGCCGACTGAGTGCAGCCGGCGCCGTACCCGCCCATCGGCTGATTCGTCATCTTCATGGCGACGCTGAGGCCGAAGGTCGTGATATAGCACCAATCAACGAACATATCGCACCAGGCGTAGCCGTTTTTCGGGAAGTTGTAGACGCCGAGGCCGTCGAGAAATGCGGCATACTTCGTCCAGTTCCCACTACCAGCGTTGGCAGTCTTGCCTTCCAGCTGGGAGTTGGTGGCCTTTTCGATGTATCCGATCTCGGCTCTGGCCGTGGCGATCACTCGCTCAATAGCGGTCATGGGTCATTCCTCCTTCGGTGCGTCGGGGGCTTCATCAGTCTTTTCCTCCGGCAGCGCGGCCGGTGTCTGATCTGTGCCGGGCGTTGCGGTCAGCAGCATATCTTTCAGCTTACCAATCACATCAACGGCATAGGCCGTGAATGCCGCCAGCATGACCAGCGACACCGCTGTCATCAGATTCACGGTTTGGCCGCTCACCTCCACCACCATCAGATCAGGGTTGAGGTACCCGGCGAAGTAGACCGCAATCAGCGCCAGAGCGATCACGCCGCCCTTGATGCAGCCGTTGCGGAACTTTACCAGATCCCATTCGCAGGCGATAATGGCGTTGATGGAGCCGAGGGCGATATTGGCGGCGATCAGAAGCACCAGTCCGACGGCCAGCCGGATACTTGCCATATCCAGAAAATTCACGGTGACTCCTCCTTATTGCAAAAAGTCGTTGCTGTCCAAGCACCGGCGATATATCGTCTTGATCCGGTCACTGGTCAGCTCTGTTACATTGTTTTCAAACTCCGGGTGATCCTCGCAGTATCGTTCGTAGGCGGCGATGTCCCGGAGCGTTTGGTCGAAATGATCTTTGGTGTGGCGCTCGCCGTGGAGACATTCATCGCCGAAGCGTAGAATGCGCGCCCGGCAGTTGACGGCCTTTTCCTCGGCCATGCCAGACCGAACGCACTGCAGCTCGCTTTCGAGCTTTCCGACCTTCTCCAAGACCTCGCTGTTGATAGCGCGCCCGAAAGCCTTTGCTATTGCAGACCACGGATTGATTTTGATGGGGGCGAGCTGGAGCAGCGTCAGCAGCACAAACAGCGCACTTCCCCCACCAAACAAAATCTCCTTGAGCGTCATCTCTCAATCCTCCTCTGCGCGTGATAAGAAGGGCAGCCCCCGCAAAGGAGCTGCCCTCCGTATCAATGCCGTGGTCAGACGGTGACTTCGAGATCTGCCAGGATCTCCTCGACCTGCTTCCGAATCAGGCTCGGAACCTGGTCGATGGTCTTCTTGCCCTTGACGATCAGGGTCGCGTAGACAACTGCCATAACTGCTACCTCCTTTCCCATCAGAATGTATAAAAGAAGGAGCCGAAGGCTTTTCATAAGCCCTCAGCTCCATTCTTGCTATTTTCGAGGATTTCCCGGACGGCTGCTTGCAGCGGGGCGGGAACTTCCTCAATCGTCTTTTTCCCTTTGCGGATCAGGTCTGCGTAGACCTTCACCATGTAATTGCTCGCCATCGGTTACTCGCCTCCTGTTGTAGATGTCACGGCGACGATCTGTTCGTAGACATCGCATAGCGCCATCTGCGTATCGGTGACCTGCCCCTCAAGGCTCGTCACCTTTTCCGTCAATGCCGCCTTGTCGGTCTCCAGGTCGGCTACCTGCTGCTGCAGGGAAGGGATCGTCTTGCCCTCCGCCTCGTGCAGCTTGGCTTGCGCCAGATAACCGGCATAGTTGCCGAGGATGTCTTCACTCAGGCCGTCGTATATATTCAGCTCCAGGTGATATTCATCATACACCCACCCGCTGATGGTCAGCTCGTCACGCTTTTCCTCAAACGGCTTGGCGTTCTCATAGAAGCGTACCAGGGCTACCCCCGGCTTATTAGGCTGCTCCTCCAGCGAGAATGCGTTGCTGGGCGCGTTGTCGCCTCTTACTCTCATTTCGCACGACCTCCTTCAGATGTTTTACTCCAATCGGGTCAATGTACTTCACCCGAATTGTATGACTATTGCAGTGTTTCAGTTGCCCGGCGCGGCTTAGCAGCCCGGAGGCCTGGGCGAACATGATAGGCTTCCCGGCGTCAAGCCGTTTCTTGACGCGGCGGCATTGCCGGGTGAAGCGCAGGAAATTCCGCTTGCGCAGAATGACATGAGTGCGGGAAAAGCGGTAGCCGACCGCGCTCACCATGCGCTTTGCCGTGGGATAGATCTGCCAGTTCGCTTTCATGGACAGGCCGAGCCGCTGCTGCATGAATGCGGCGATCAGCTTCCGCGCCTTGTGCAGCTGCTTCTTATTCGGCCCGAGTAGGGTGATGTTGTCCATGTAGCGGGTCATATACTTCACGCCTGGCAGCGTCATGATGTACTGGTCCAGAGACTCCAGGTAGAAGTTTGCCAGCCATTGGCAGATGTAATACCCGATAGCCAGCCCGCCGCCGCAGGATTCGATGATGGAATAGACCGTCCGCAGAAAGCGCTTGTCCTTGATCTTCCGCGCCAGCGCCCAGATCAGCCGCTTGCCGGAGATGCTGGGGTAATACTGTGCGACGTCCAGCTCAGCGGCGTACTTCGTCCCCTTCGGGTCATTGCGGAGCGCGCCGCGGATCTTCTTGTGGATTCGCTTTCCACCGCGTCCGGGAATCGACGCGCAGGACCATGGGTGCATCCCGCGCATAAGCACCGGTTTCATGGCCGTCACCAGCATCCATTGGATCACGCCGTCCGGCCAGAACGGGACCATCTTGATCTTTCGGAACTTCTCGCTGCTCTCGTCATAGATCTCACGCACTTTCGGCGCGGATGGCACAAAGCTCTCCGTTGCAACAAGCTCGTAGGTCTTTTCGACGTATCCGTCAAGGTCCGCCAGTACGTGGGCGATGTCTCGCCTGTTCCGACGTCCCTTAGCCGCCTCCTGTATGACGCTGCGGATAAAGTCCCGGTCAACCATCTTGTCATAGAGATAGCCGACTCTCTTAGGCATAGGATTTCCCTCCGTCCTTGTTTGCCTGCGAGGTTATTCGAGCCGAAGCCTACTAAACCCCGTCCTATGCGGCAATATTTTCACCAAGCGGTGAGGGAAAGCCTGCGCCAGTCAAAAGAAAAACAAGTAGTCGCGCGCCGACGTTCGAGTTCGTGTTCGACGAGGTGTTGTTCGCGTTGAAGTAGAAAAGGCCGGCATTGCCGCCGTTGTTCCAGTTGCCACCGACGTGGAGGACACGCCAGCCAGAGTTGTAGTTGGCGTAGAAATCAAGCCCTCGGCGCATGGCGCAGACAGTCCCAAAGTCAATTATACCCTCGGGACGCCGCTCATTCGGAAAAACGGAAGAAAATAACGAAATAGGTTATTTTCAAAAATCGTGTCGACGGGGCTTCGCCCCGTACCCCTTTTCTCTTTTGGGCTTCCGCTCATGCCGCCAGCTGGTGCAGGCGAGAAAGCTCCGGGGGCTGCGGCCCCCGGTCCCCCATTA